GTCTGAAAAAATAATCACATTATTATTAAAAACAACTAATAAATCACAGACTTCCACACCTGTTTTATTTTTACTAAGACCTTCGTCACTATAAACATTGGGATAAGCCCACAAACCCAAAAATGCATCATCGGCATAACTAGCAAGTTTTTCTTCTGATGAATTTGATCCTGTCTCTTTTATAATCTTTTTTAACATACTAACACCTTGTAAAAGAATATTTTTTAATTAATGCCACCACAGATGAGTATTGCCCAATTAGAAACACTTATTAATCATCATAACGTCAAAATGTGATGAGATGCTCAAATACATAACATGCCATATCACCTCAAGTATCAATATCTTTAACCTAGGCCATTCCTCCTCATTGGATATGAAAAAACTTGGCTACCAAAGTTAAATGCGCCTCCGCACCAATTCCCGCCTAATTCACCACTCCTCATTCTTCTAGCTGTGAGCCAACCGCCTGATGAAACCACTTTCTAACCTCACTGCTGACTTTGAACACTTAGTCCCTGCCCCTTCACTGCCCCACCCCACATCCCCATTCTCAACCAATTTCATTACTGCTGCGGCATACTCAGCCGCTGTAACCGCCGTTTCTTCGCCGTAACTGTGCTCCCCCTCCCCACAGTTATTGACAGAACTCCGAGGCGCGCCGAGGGCGCTTTTTAACGTCAAAAAATCAACATCAACGGCCTTGCTCACAATGCGCCATTTCGTCTCGCGGGTTTTGTAGACATGGTCAGCCCCCAGATGCGGGGCGAAAATACCGACCACTTTCTGCACCTCCTCGTCATACTCATTCAGTTCTGCGGCAACCTCACGCATCACTCGCACGGTCTGTACATCGCGCGACACATTGGCTCCCCCTTGCGCGGCGATATAAGTGGCAAAATCACCGGCATCGGCGGCGGCGCGAACCGCCTCGACCCTCTGATCAAAACTTTTGGCTAAACTGATGCCGCGTAAACTTTGGCTGCGGCACTCGCGGTATGCGCCCAAAGTTGGCACACCAATCGGGCGAAATTGTGGAATACGCCAGATAGACGCCCATGCGGTAACCGCAGCGGCAGCGTCAGATAACGGCTTGCCAGTTTCAAAATCAACCTCCCCCTCCAGCGCATAACCGTCGATATTCTTGGCGACATATTTGGCGATATATCCCGCCGCGCAGCCCTTATACATATGCTTGCACTGGAATCGATTCTCTTTGGCTCCACGTTCATCGCCATCTTCTTTCAGCGCGTATTTGCGCATGACGGCGATCACGGCACTGCGCTGTTTGGGATGACAAAACAACAACATATGCCAATGCGGGGTTCCATCGTGGTGAGGCTCGACCACCCGCATCCCATAAACTTTCAGCTCGCGGTCTTTAAACGCGGTGCGCATCTTGCTCCAGATGCCGCACAAATAGTGCTGGCCGTCCTTGGGTGAATACGCCTCGCCATCCCACTTATGGTTAAGCTGCACACGCCGGTTAGCCTTATTGCCAACCTGGCGCGTAGGGTGATATTTCGACGGGGTGGTGAGGGTAATAAATAATCCACAATGATGCTGGCTGGCGGCAAATCCCTCGATTCCGGCGATATTGCTCATTAGCTCCATGCGGCGAATTTTGGGATTAGAGATACTCGCCAATACTTTATCGATAAGGTCGAAACGCTCACCCGTTTCGACATTCTCCAACTGTTGCGACTTCAGGTATTCCAAATTAGCTAAACGGCGGGAATGAACATCACGAATGGCGACCTTGCTGGCATATTCCGAACGCTGAAAGTTAACCTCACCGGCGGCAATCAGCAACGCTTCGCGCCATTGCATCCGCAGTGCTTTAAGCTTGCGTACCCACCACTCATCATTCACTAAACGCATAATGCCGCGCAGCGCGTGCTGCCTATCCAGCTCGCCCTTGCAATAACGCATCCAGTATTTAGGGGTAATATTCAATGAGCGCGCCGCCCCCGCCACCAGCCCATAAATTTTGGCCTGCGCTTTATCACTAAATAATGATTTTTTATCGCCGCCCTGCTCGCTGACATATTGGTCGCTGGCATTTTCATAAGCCGCATACAAGATCGCGGAAATGTTACCGGCCAATCTTTTGAGATCTTTATCGTGTAGCCCTGGCAAACGTGAATATTGGCTCGCCTCACTGATAAAAAGCCCATAGGCATAACCGCTTAATTTCATTTCATACTTAGCGTTAACTTTGGTGATACGCGGCCAAATACGCGGCATAAAAACAGTTAATAAAAAACGGTGAGCGGTCAGTAAACCTGAGGTTTTTAACAGATAGGCGTGGCGGCCAGAAAATATCCCGCCAATAAAACGCGGGAGCGCGCTGATTTTACGCAAAGCATCTTGCCCCTGATAATATTCATCACGGGTCAGTTGCCTCTCTTTACCGATGGCCGTGCGCGGCGCATTCCAGCTATAAGCGCCAACAAATGGCGCTGCTTTTTTAGAGATGAATGAGGGGGGCGGTGTGGGGGCAATACGCCCCCTAATGCGGGTAAGGCTCATTCAAACCTCAGGTAATAAAAGCCCGACACAATAAATAGTTAATGGATATATTGTTCGGGCTTCACTGCGGTTAATACCGTGGGCGGCTGCTTAAATAAACTCAATAACTCACGTAAAGCACGGAATAGTTTTTCGCGCCATAAACATGACTCATCATTTAAATACCAATAGGGCTGATTAAATTCTTTCTCGGTTAACTGCGCATGAAAAAATAATGTTTTACGCTGGCTCATGGTTAAACGGCCAACCAATCCCACGTCATCAATATGCTCTTTACGGCATTCGGCAAAGGCAGCGCTTAATTCGCCAAGCGCACGCACCATGCGTTCGCGGTCATTATCATTCATTTCCTGCAACTTCATCACCGAATGGCGCTGCTTTAGCTGTGCATGAAAACAGAGGCTCAAGCGCTCGCGCTCACTCATGCAGTTATAAAAGTTACAAGTCTCATTCCAACGCGGCAATGCTAAATGGTTGGCGATAACGTGACGCAATCCGGCTGGTAACTTGCGCGTCAACTCAAGAGTAACAACTGTCATTTTCCACATCCTTTTGAATAATCCTTTGCACTATTAAAGCTATAGACCCATCCATAACAGCCATGCATCACGCTGCTCAATTGGACGGAGATAAAAAGCCTCTTTGACTGCTCGATTGAACTCAGGAATGTAAATCCACTTCTCACCCACGCGGGCATTAACTTTGCTTGGATCACGTAACTCAATAACAGGTAACTTACTGTTTTTGGTCATTTCTCTTACCGCGGTTTCCGACTTCCCTATCAATTCAGCGAACTTAGATTCGTGAACTGCATCGAGTGGATATCGAATCACATAATCTTCAACTTTCATCTGTGCTAACCTCCTGTTAACCAACCCCCTACAGACCGTTAGGGAACATTCGCGGTGTGGTTGGTGTGTCCCGAAAGGTTTTACAAATGGAACCTTTCGCGGTGAGTTTGGTTTTACTCATGGAACCTTGTCAATGAACATGTCCAAAAAAGTAAAGGCGATAAGGCAAGCAGAAGGATTAACTCAGGTTAAGTTTTGTCAAATCACCGGCATTCCATTAAGTACCCTAAAAAATTATGAAGGAGATCATGCTGAGCCAAGTTTAAACACCATTTTGCAACTCACATCGAACCCCTTATTCGAAAAATATACCCTATGGCTGATGACTAATAAGACCGTTCCAGAAGCGGGACAAATAGCACCAGCCATCGCGCACAGTGGGCCAGAGAAAACCACCTCAGACCGCTAAGAAAAGAGAATTGGTTAGATATTTGTTATCAATATGCAGACTGGTTGTGGTTTAACGCAGGCTGCTACATCGGAGGGCTTCGCTATGGCGATTAAGAAGCTCGATGATGGTCGTTTTGAAGTGGACATTAGACCTTGCGGACGCGAAGGACGTCGCATTCGTAGGAGATTTGACCGAAAGACCGAGGCAGTCGCTTTTGAGCGATATGTCATGGTTAATGCCAATAAAAAAGAGTGGTCGGACAAACGGTTAGACCGCCGCCTGTTAAGTGATTTGGTTGAAACATGGTGGTTGTATCACGGCCAGAATCTCAAGAACGGCACAATTGAAAAGCGTCACCTGATGAAAACCCTAACGGCATTAGGGGACAAAGCGGTGAGTCAACTGACTAAACGGGAATTGATGGAGCACCGCAGCCAGCGTCTGGCTGATGGAATTAGTGCCGCCACGATAAATCGTGATCTCTATCGGCTCTCAGGGATGTTTTCTGCGCTGATAAAGATTGAGGAATTTTCAGGGCAAAACCCGCTGCATGGTTTGCCGCCATTAGCTGAAAAGAATCCGGGCATGACGTTTTTAGATGCAGAAGAAATTAATCGGTTGCTAGCGGTGTTATCTGGCGACGAACGGCTTATCGCCTTGCTATGTTTAAGCACCGGCGGAAGATGGGGAGAAGTCAGCACGCTGACCGCCGCTCAAGTGGTGAATAACCGCGTCACCTTTTTAGAAACCAAGAATGGCAAGAAACGCACCATCCCCATATCCGCAGAGTTGGAGAAAGAAGTGAAGACAAATGCCAGTAGGAAGCTTTTCAAAGTGGATTACGGGAAATTCTGTGAAACGCTACGGATGGTAAAACCAGACTTGCCACGCGGTCAGGCGACCCATGTATTACGGCACACTTTTGCCAGCCATTTTATGATGAACGGCGGGAATATTATCGCCCTACAACAGATACTTGGACACGCTAACATCCAGCAAACAATGGCTTATGCACACCTGTCACCAGATTATCTGCAAAACGCCGTTATACTCAATCCATTAAAGGGCGGATTAGCGGCATAG